AGACGACTATTATCAATTGGTAATTTAGATACCTATTTATTAGCAGATATCAAATCAAGATTTGGTTTATATAAAAAGGCAATCCCTGATTTAGATAATCTATACATTCAAATAGATGGTATCGAATTTAAATTATATTAAATTTTTGGAAATGCAAAGGAGCATAAACAAATGAACACGTTATACAAAACAACCCTCCTCATCACAATGGCAGTTGTGACTTGGAAGGTTTGGAAGATTGAACGAAATACGAGAAAGCCTGTAATCAATAGAAATGATTTTAGTAAAGAGTCTACAGCAGAAACGATTGAGCGACACAGTGATCCTGATTCAGGAATAAAACTACTTAAGGCATTTTCCGACTTCACTAAAGAGAACCTTACCTAATTCTAAGAAGATGAAGTTTCGTTGGTACTCAAGTGATTCATGTAAAGCAGTAGAGTAAATCTTTTCACTGGAAACACCTTCATCAGCATTCTCTGTAAGTTTTTGAAGGTTCTTTTTGAAGTGTTCACTTTGACCACCGTATAGTTCATCAGCTTCATTAACAATTTTATAGTAAAGCTGTTCATATTCACTATATGACATATTATCCACCTCCTTTCACTAGGAGATAACTAAATTATACACAACACAAAAATAAAAAGGAGGAATAGATATGATAAAAAATAGTTTGCAAGCTAAAGAACTTGCAGTAATTTTATCTGTTTCTAAATCCAAAGCAGGACAAATAATAAGAGAACTGAATAAAGAGCTTGAAGACAAGGGATACATTGCGATACGAGGCAGAATACCAGTCCAATTAGCTAGAGAAAAATTCCCTTATCACGGCTTATCAGACCAGAGAATAATGGAGGAGTTGAAAAAAGTAAATGAGTAAAACTTATAAAAGTTACCTATTAGCAGTATTATGCTTCACAGTCTTAGCGATTGTACTTATGCCGTTTCTATACTTCACTACTGCATGGTCAATTGCGGGATTCGCAAGCATAGCGACATTCATATTTTATAAAGAATACTTTTATGAAGAATAAAAAAACTGCTACTTGCGCCAACAAGTAACAGTGACAAACGATTAACAAAATTAATTCGTGTTCAATATAAAACGAAAAACGGAGGAAGTCAAGATGTATTACGAAATAGGCGATGTATGTCAGAAGGTAATTAATGTAGACGGATTTGATTTTAAATTAGCAGTTAAGAAGAAGGACCACAGCATTCTGGTGAATATCTTAGATTTAGAAGATAAGTTTATCGACGGCATAAACATAACTAATGAGAACGATCTATACACAGCATTAGACATATTAAATCAATCTATTTACGAATGGATTGAAGAAAACGCAGATGATTATGACAGACTAATTAACTTAGTCATGAAATGGTAGGTGCGATATGAAACCACATAAATTTAAACGAATGGCAATTGACTTAATAGAACGTGTACAAAGCACTTCTTATCAAGTTGATTATAAGTACAACGTTATATGGGTCTGGCACTACAGCGATGACTATTTAGGAAAAGTCGCATCAATAAATATGCACAACAATGTAGATGACGATAACACAATATTGGCTAGATACGAGAAAGCTAAAAAGATGCTAGCGGGGGAGGTGTTAAGCGATGGCTAATCTATATGAGTTATCAGAAGCATTTAAAGAGTTGTCTAATCAAGATGAATTAGACCAAACATTATTAAAAGACACATTAGATTCTATTCAAGCAGAAATGAATGTCAAAGTAGATAACATTGTCAATTGGAGACGTGAAACTTTAGGTGACATAGATGTCATAGATAAAGAGATTAAACGACTTCAAAATTTAAAAAAACAAAAACAAAATTTAACTGATCGATTAAGAGATTACTTAAAAGAAATGTTAGAAACACAAGAAGTAGATAGTTACCGCACAGCTACTAATCATATTTTTAAACGCAAAAACGGAGCTAGTAAAAATATTATCGATGAAAAACTTATTCCAAAGGATTATTGGCTATCACAAGCCCCGAAACTTAATTCTAAGCAACTAATCGATGATTTGAAAGCTGGGAAAGATATTCCTGGCGTTGAATTAAAGGTAACAGAAAGTCTGGTGATTAAGTGATGAATAAATCAGAAACAGTTGTTGAAATAAATAAAGCTATGGTTGCATTTCGCAAGGAAGTAAAACAACCGCTCAAAGATAAAAACAATCCATTTTTTAAATCAAAATACGTACCTCTTGAGAACGTTGTAGAAGCCATTGACGAGGCCGCAACACCTCATGGACTGTCTTATACTCAATGGGCTTTGAACGATGTAGACGGGCGCGTAGGAGTCGCTACAATGCTTATGCATGAAAGCGGTGAATATATCGAGTATGATCCTGTATTTATGAATGCAGAAAAGAATACGCCACAAGGAGCAGGCTCGTTAATAAGTTATCTTAAACGTTATTCGCTATCTGCGATTTTCGGTATTACTAGTGACCAAGACGATGACGGAAATGAAGCAAGTGGAAAAAATAATAATCCAAAACAGCAAACTAGAACGCAATGGGCAAGTAGCGAAACTATAGGGATTTTAAAGAAAGAGGTTATAAGTTTCACTAAATTGATAAAGGGCACGGATAAAGAAGCGCCACAAAATATAGTAGAACAAAAATTCGACATAAATAACTATAAATTAACAGAAAAACAAGCAGCAGAAGCTATTCAAAAAATACGAAATAACGCAAAAACAATTACTGGAGGAAAACGATAATGTTAAACAGAGTAGTTTTAGTAGGACGCTTAACAAAAGACCCAGAATTCAGAACAACGCCAAACGGTGTAAGTGTAGCTACTTTCACTCTTGCAGTCAATAGAACATTCACAAACGCACAAGGAGAACGTGAGGCAGATTTTATTAATTGTGTAACTTTTAGAAAACAAGCAGATAACGTGAATAACTATTTATCAAAAGGATCATTAGCTGGTGTTGACGGACGCCTACAATCACGTAGTTATGAAAATCAAGAAGGTCGTCGTGTATTCGTTACCGAAGTTGTATGTGACAGTGTCCAATTCCTAGAACCGAAGAATAACAACCAACAACCAAACAACAATTATCATCAACAAAGACAAACTCAAACTGGTAATAATCCTTTTGATAATACCATTGCGATTACTGATGATGACTTACCGTTCTGATTGGAATGATTAAATGCCGAAAATTACTAGTTATATCACTCAAGACGACGGCACAACAACAGTTGTCATCTCGGATGTTGAATTAGGCAATAAAGAAACATTACTACTTGATAACGGGTTTGATGTAGAAGTAGATGTAAACGTTATAGATCCGTTTCAAATTACCGGCAAGCAACGTCGAAAAATATTCGCGCTTGTCAAAGACATAGAAGAACATACAGGTCAACCAATGGACTATATGAGACATATGTTCATCGAGTTTGTAAGAACGTACTACGGCTATGATGAACGTATTTCGCTAAGTAATTGTACGAGAACACAAGCAAGTCAAATCATTGAAGCAACGCTTGACTGGACGTTCTACAATGACATACCACTTAGCTACAAAACGAGTAATCTACTGAAACAAGATAAATCATTCTTATACTGGTCAACTGTTAACCGCAACTGTGTAATATGCGGAAAGCCTCACGCTGACCTAGCGCATTACGAAGCAGTAGGTAGAGGCATGAACAGAAACAAGATGAATCACTATGACAAACATGTATTAGCGCTATGTCGCGAACATCACAACGAGCAACATGCGATTGGCGTTAAGTCGTTTGATGATAAATATCACTTGCATGACTCGTGGATAAAAGTTGATGAGAGGCTCAATAAAATGTTGAAAGGAGGAGAATAATGGTTAAATCGATATTTTTACAAGATGGAGAAGAAATTTTAGTTGATGATGAAGATTACGAGAGAGTTAATCAGCATACTTGGCATAAAGCTTTTAAAGATAATTACAGAATGATTGTGAATAGTGATAAAAAGCATTTACCTGATTTTATTCTAAAAAAAAGTTTCCAAAAAATAAAAAACAATGATTTCACAAGAAAAAATCTAACAACTGAAGGTAATAAAACAAGATGGAGCAAAGCGAAGTGTAACAATTCATCTAAATATAAAGGCGTTTCATGGGATAAAAAAAATAATAATTGGTATGCATGTATAGCTGTTGATAAAAAAACCAAAAACTTAGGTCACTTTGTAAATGAAGATGAAGCAGCAAAAGCTTACAACAATGCAGTTAATGAATATTGGGGTGGTGTTGGTTACCTTAATATAATTGGAGAAGATAATAGGCTGAAAAAAAGAAACTATAAAACAAACATAAAGCAATTGAAGAGGGGAACTGATAAAAACAATTTAAGAGGAATAAACAAAATAAAACATAGATATTATTCAAAAATATTTTATTCTGGCAACTATATAGCGTTAGGCGGATATGACGATTTAAACAAAGCGAGATTAGTTTACAACAAATGTTCGTCATACCTGCATGGATCTGACGCGATCCTTAACGACGTACCTATGACAGATGAACTTAAAGAATTCATATCTAACTGGGAAGTACCGGACAAAATAAAAGCGCTGAAAGGAGAAGACAATGGGAGAAGTATCGTGGATAAAACTTAAAGTTGGCATGTTTGATGACAGCAAAATCAAATATATCGAAGCTTTACCCGAAAGAGATACGATCATAACTATTTGGGTTAAGTTACTAACTTTATCAGGAAAGTACAATGAACAAGGTTATATTATGCTATCCGAAAACTTGCCGTACAACGAAGAAATGTTAGCAAATGAATTTAATAGACCTATTAACTCAATAAGGTTAGCAATTCAAACTTTTGAGACATTGGGCATGATTGAAAAAGTTAATGGTGTCATAAAAGTGACAAACTGGGAGAAGCATCAAAGCTTAGATAGCAAAGCTAAGCATAAAGAAAAAAATAAATTGCGACAACAACGCTATCGTGAGAAACAGAAAAAGTTACTAGAAGCAAAACGTAACGTTACCGTAACGTTACGTAACGATACAGAAGAAGAAGAAGAAGAAGAAGAAGAAAGAGAAGAAGAAGAAAGAGAAGAAGAAGAAAGAGAAGAAGAAAGAGAAGCCGTCTTCTCATCTTCAATAAAATATATAATTGCAAATTTGGATGATAAGTTAACACCTAATCAAATGGAACAATTAGGGTTTGCTATTGATGATATAGGTACAAACGCTTTTGAAGTTGTAAAAGTAGGTGTTGAGTACACTAAAAGCAAAAGTGCGCATGGTGGCTATTTAATTAAAGTTTTAAACAACTGGGCTAAAGAGAATGTCAAAACAAAAGAAGATGCAGAAAATAAAATAGCACCTAGAAAAAATACTACTGATGATGTCATTGCACAAATGGAAAAAGAATTGAGTGATGACTAATGCCGATGAGCAAAACACAAGCATTAGAAATTATTAAAAAAGTTAGGTACGTATACAACATTGATTTTGATAAACCGAAGTTAGAAATGTGGATTGATGTATTAAGTCAAAATGGAGATTATCAACCAACTGTAAAAGCGGTAGATGTTTATATCAACAGTAACAACCCGTACCCGCCTAACTTACCAGCAATCATGCGTAAGGAACCTAAAAAAGTATCTATCGAGCCAGTAGATAACGAAACCGCTACACACCAATGGAAAATGCAGAATGACCCCGAATATGTCAGACAAAGAAAAATAGCGCTAGATAAGTTCATGAATAAGTTGGCAGAATTTGGGGGCGAAAACGAATGAATTACGGACAATTCGAAATTGAAAGTACAATAATCGCTACGCTACTTAAACAACCGGACGTATTAGAAAAGATAAGAGTTAAAGATTACATGTTTACGAACGAAAAGTTTAAAACCTTTTTCAATTATGTAATGGACGTCGGAAAGATAGATCATCAAGAAATCTATTTAAAAGCAACTAAAGATAAAGAATTTTTAGATGCAGATACTATAACTAAACTTTACAACTCCGATTTCATTGGATACGGCTTCTTTGAACGTTATCAACAAGAATTATTGGAAAGTTATCAGCTCAACAAAGCTAACGAATTAGTAACTGAGTTCAAACAACAACCTACGAACCAAAACTTTAACAACTTGATTGATGAACTCAAGGATTTAAAAACAATTACTAACAAAAAAGAAGATGGAACCAAGAAGTTTGTTGAGGAGTTTGTTGAAGAGTTATACAGCGATAGCCCTAAGAAGCAAATTAAGACGGGTTACAAGCTAATGGATTACAAAATAGGGGGATTAGAACCATCACAATTAATCGTCATCGCAGCGCGTCCCTCAGTGGGTAAGACAGGTTTTGCATTAAACATGATGCTGAACATAGCACAAAATGGATACAAAACATCTTTCTTTAGTCTCGAAACAACCGGCACATCGGTATTGAAACGTATGTTATCAACAATTACTGGTATTGAGTTAACAAAGATAAAAGAAATCAGGAACTTAACGCCGGATGACTTAACAAAGTTAACGAATGCGATGGATAAAATCATGAAATTAGGCATTGATATTTCTGATAAAAGTAATATCACACCGCAAGATGTGCGAGCACAAGCAATGAGGCATTCAGACGGTCAACAAGTTATTTTTATAGATTACCTTCAACTGATGGATACTGATGCGAAAGTTGATAGACGTGTAGCAGTAGAAAAGATATCACGTGACTTAAAGATAATCGCTAATGAGACAGGCGCAATCATCGTACTACTTTCACAACTGAATCGTGGTGTCGAGTCTAGACAGGATAAACGACCAATGCTATCGGACATGAAAGAATCAGGCGGAATAGAAGCAGATGCGAGTTTAGCGATGCTACTTTACCGTGATGATTATTATAACCGTGACGAAGATGACAGTATCACAGGCAAATCTATTGTTGAATGTAACATAGCCAAAAACAAAGACGGCGAAACCGGAATAATTGAATTTGAGTATTACAAGAAGACTCAGAGGTTTTTCACATGAATATCATGCAATTCAAAAGCTTATTGAAATCGATGTATGAAGAGGCAAAGCAAAATGACCCGATTGTAGCAAATGTATATATCGAGACTGGTTGGGCGGTCAATAGATTGTTGGACAATAACGAGTTATCGCCTTTCGATGATTACGACAGAGTTGAAAAGAAAATCATGAATGAAATCAACTGGAAGAAAACACACATTAAGGAGTGTTAAAAAATGCCGAAAGAAAAATATTACTTATACCGAGAAGATGGCACGGAAGATATTAAGGTCATCAAGTATAAAGACAACGTAAATGAAGTTTATTCGCTCTCAGGAGCTCATTTCAGCGACGAAAAGAAAATTATGACTGATAGTGACCTAAAACGATTCAAGGGCGCTCACGGGCTTTTATATGAGCATCAGTTAGGTTTGCAATCAACGATATTTGATTATTTATAAGAGGTGGCACAATGAGTAAATACAACGCTAAGCAAGTTGAGTACAAAGGGATTGTATTTGATAGCAAAGTAGAGTGCGAATATTACCAATATTTAGAAAGTAATATGAATGGCACTAACTATGACCGTATCGAAATACAACCGAAATTTGAATTACAACCTAAATTCGGGAAACAAAGACCGATTACGTATATAGCCGATTTCTCTTTGTGGAAGGAAGGGAAACTGGTTGAAGTTATAGACGTTAAAGGTAAGGCGACTGAAGTTGCCAACATCAAAGCGAAGATATTCAGATATCAGTATAGAGATGTGAATTTAACGTGGATATGTAAAGCGCCTAAATACACAGGTCAAGAATGGATGGTATATGAGGACTTAGTGAAAGTCAGACGTAAAAGAAAAAGAGAAATGAAGTGATCTAATGCAACAACAAGCATATATAAACGCAACGATTGATATAAGAATACCTACAGAAGTTGAATATCAGCATTACGATGATGTGGATAAAGAAAAAGATACGCTGGCAGATTACTTATATAACAATCCTAACGAAATACTAGAGTATGACAATTTAAAAATTAGAAACGTAAATATAGAGGTGGAATAAATGGCGGGCATAAAAACGAAAGTGAGAATAGACGGTAAATTGATGACGCTTATTGATGTATCGGATAAATACGACATCAAAGTATCGACATTGATTACTAGGTACGACAGAGGGGCGAGGGGGAAAGATTTAATACAAAATGTAGTAAAGCCTAAGAAAGTAAAGGTTGACGGCAAAATGATGACTGTTAGCGAAATAGTTAAAAAGTACAACCTAAGCAAAGGACTAATTAATTACAGGATAGCAAAAGGGCTAACGGGCGATGCGCTTATTGCGCCACCACAAGAAAAACCCCCTTCTAAATACACTGAATATGAAAATGAGCAGATGAAAAAGAAAGGACTCACGCCCGAAATAGTTAGAAACAGAGTTGCGAAGGGTTGGGAGATGTCGGAAGCAATTGATGCACCTTTCGGCATGAAGCTAAACGACTATAGAGAAATACAAATAACAAAAGCTTTGGAGCGAGAGCGTGAAATGGCTAGGCAACGACGTAAAGAAGCTGAGCTAAGAAGAAAGAAGCCACATTTATTTGATGTACCACAAAAACATTCACGTGATCCGTACTGGTTCGATGTCACTTATAACCAAATGTTCAAGAAATGGAGTGAAGCATAATGAGCATAATCAGTAACAGAAAAGTAGATATGAACAAAACGCAAGACAATGTTAAGCAACCGGCGCATTACACATACGGCAACATTGAAATTATAGATTTTATTGAACAAGTTACGGCGCAGTACCCACCACAATTAGCATTCGCAATAGGTAATGCAATCAAATACTTGTCTAGAGCACCGTTAAAGAATGGTCATGAGGATTTAGCAAAAGCGAAGTTTTATGTCGATAGAGTATTTGATTTGTGGGAGGGGTAACGATGGCAACGCAAAAACAAGTTGATTACGTAATGTCATTACAGGAGCAATTGGAATTAGAAGACTGCGAA